CGAAGAGGAGTTAAAAGCTGATGAAAATATGGGTAAGAAATGGCTTGATATCGCTGGCAACACTAAGCCTCGTAATTTTCGCAGAGGGTAAGTTATCAACACCAACAGTAATACAAATACCAAATGGAGTTATAGAGAATAGGAAGGCAACACAAGATGAGAAGAGTCGTAATAGAAAGCTCGCAAAGGACTACGCTTCGGCTGGTTGGGACTGGCGAGGGAAAGAGTGGGAGTGTCTTAAGTCCCTTTGGACCCGTGAGAGCAGGTTTGATAACTATGCAAAGAACCGGCAAGGAAGTTCCGCTTACGGAATTGCTCAGCTCCTTAGAGAGAAAGATTACCGAAGTGAATATCAAATCTTACGAGGTCTTAAATACATTGACTCTCGCTACGGCTCTCCTTGCAAGGCATACAACTTCTTCCTCAAACGAAACTACTACTAATGAGTATGATAGTATTTAATTATTGATCGGCTCTCTCCGATCTAGAAAAAGAAAGCCTTGCTCCCCTTCCAGCAGGGCTTTCTTTATTTTGTAAAGACAAAAACCCCTTCGGGATAGGAACCGAAGGGGCTATTGCCAGCACTCAACTGGATATCGGATCCAGCCTTGTACTATAAGTATAACAGATTATTTTTTTCTAATCCAGTACTGATCGTTGATAACTAGTGTGTCTATCTCAGCCTTGTGTCGCTCAGTAAATAGAAGTATGCCAGGTCTAGGAGTATGAGCAGGTCGTAGGTTGCGACCCCAAGTGTAATCATCAAAGGCCATAATCCCACCAGACTTTAATAGAGGCCAAGATAATTCTGCATCTAGTAATACACTAGCTGCGGTGTGGTCGGCATCAATATAAATAAAATCATACGCATCTGTGAAGTGAGTTCGTTGTCTAATTAAATACTCATCTGTTTTACTTGTGATAGATACAACTGATAGATCTTTTACCTTCTCCTTGTAGACCCGCTCAACATCTCTAAAGTCCATCTCGGCGTGGCTTTCCTCATCACTTCCTTGCCAAGTATCCACATCAATTAAGACTGAACCTTTAACAGTTAAGATATTATTACACAACCATACACTTGCATCTCCGGTGAATACACCAAGCTGTAAAAACTTTAGGTTAGGTTTATCTTTAAACTCTGCAAGATAAGTTTCAAAGTTATGCTTAGCGGTTATCTCAAACCAATTAGGATAGGTCATTGCTTGTCCGTACTGTAGAAACCATTACCTTTAAAAGTTATAGCAGGAGGAGCATATACCCGAACAGCAAGATCACCACAACAGAGAGGTATATTCTCATCATCATACACAGACCTTTCAACTGACTTAATTAGATTACAAGTATTACATTTGTATTCGTAGATCAAAGTTGTATTCCATCTTCTAACTTTAGAAATCCTACTAACTTATTACGCTTAGTTCTATTCTCAAACTCAGTAGTAATAGGTAGCCACTTATCCTGCCACTTAGGTTGAGGTATAGTAGATAGATTAAATCCCCACACACCTTCCGGTGTAGAGTTTATATACCAAGGTGTAAGTGATCTAATACCTGCTGCCATAAGTAATCCCTGATACTTACTCTCTTCAATAAGTAGATCAGGGTAGTGGGTCTTGCGAGATTTTAATTCTATAAACATCTTAGACTCTAATGAAATACAATCCCAGTTATCAAACTCTTCACTCTTCTCAAGGTCGGAGTAGTACTTCTCTCTGAGATACTCAAATAACTCTGGCTCTTTAAACTCTATGCCCAAGGTGTCTCACCCCCGAGCCTATCTTGTAATCTACGCAGGGCTGAGATTGATCTGCGATCAGCAGTAGATGTAGCACATTCTAAATATTGTGCTACTTGTTGCAGTGTATAGTTATCGTAGTATCTCATCTGTAATATAGTTTTATCTTCTTGGCCTAGCTTTAGATAAGCCTTCTTTAAATCAATTAGGATAGCTAATAGGTTGCCACCTTCAGCCGGTGTTGATTGCTTACGAGGTGTGCCATCATTAATCATCTCTTGTGCTTGCTCTAGTACAGTTCCCTCTACAACGGATGCAATAATAAATGGGATTAACTGTGCAATAGTTGAGGTATCGTAGAACGCCTCATCTCCTACCTTATACCCAGCCTTACGAGCCTTCTCTTTACGAGCATATCTTTCTGCAACTCTACGCATCTGATAGGCAATACGCTTTTCATTCTGCTCACGCTTATCAGGGTTCTCTTCATTAAGTAGATCAGTAAAATGTTGACCGCGACCAATAGCCCAGAGATAACACTCTTGCCTTACATCATCAGTATCAACCCAGCCCTTAAACTTACGAACAATAATATAAGTAACTGAAGGGACTAACTCATATAGAGTTGGGTGTAGTTCTGGACTCATTCACAATCCAACGCGGGAACCTCAGGCCACTTTCCATCTAGCACCATAAGTGCAATAGCTGAATAGTTAAGTAGATCTACAAAAGAATCTCGTAGTGATTCATTACTAGGTGTAACATTATTATCAACAAGATTATTAATACGGGCTACCTTGTCCCACATACGAACTCTTAATCCATTGATAGGACCACCAGGAGATCTTGCTATATTTAATGGACCGTAATCGTGGTGCTTTGCAATAAGTAAATTACCGGCAGCATCTAATACATTCCACATATCTCTAGTAAACTCATCATCCACACTGTTACGTTTCTTCATACGATCTTTGTGATATAAATCCATAAGAGTTCCAACCATTCTAGTAGTGCCATCTTCTCTGAGTTCCTCATACATTTGGCATACCTATTGTCTGTTTTGTCTCTTCTATACCCTTTGCTAAGTATAGATCATTGAGGTCCATACCAGCCGGTAGCGACACGATAGTAGAGTTGATAACCTCTTGAGCTACCATCCTTGAGAACTCTGCCCCTGGATTTGTACCATCATCTTTTAAATCATTATCACCAATAATATAAACCTTGCCATACCCAGTAAACATCCTAGTAAAGTGCGACTTCCAAGCCTGTACACCAGGAACTCCAACTGCTGGTATACCTAAGATTGCAGATGCAATAATGGTATCTAACTCACCCTCACAGATTGCTATGTATTCACTACTTAAAATGATATCGCTAACATTATATAGATGACCCTTCTGTCCTGTTGGCGCACCATACTTAGGCTTACCTTCATCTAATCTTCTAAACTTAAATCCGACACAGTGTCCCATTACAGTCATATAAGGTATAGATAGCCAGCCTTGATAGAACTCGTGACCTGCAATAGGTTGCTTGATATAACCTAAGTAGTACTGGTCAGCTACCTCTTTAGAAATCCCACGACCTGCGAGAAACTCTATTGCTTCCTCGCCTAGATCCTTGTTGTACTGGACTGCCGCTTCTAGCGAGGATTTCAATTGCTCTGATGAGAGCATCTTTAAACTCCATATTCTCTTTGATACTAATAATGTTTACTGCGTTGCCACCCTTACCGCAAGTATGACAGAAGTATAAGTTCTCTCTGGTATTTATTACCGCACTTCTTCTACTGTCATCGTGGAGTACACACCTAACAGAACAAGCTCTACCCTCTCTTACCTCACCGCCATAGTGAGAAACAATTACTCCAATAGGTATTGCATTTGCATCAGTATCTGAACTGCCTTTACTAGATCTTCTACTCCTTGACCAATCCTGTGCCGGCATCTGTACTCTCCTCTTTTTCTTCTACCACCTCTGGTACTGGTTGTAGTATTTCTGTTGTAGTTATCTCACCCTCTGGTACTGGTGTCATTGCTTCTCCTTTAGCCATTGTGTTAGGTCCTGTATGACCCAAGCCTTTTCTATTCCTGCGCTTCTTCTTTTGAATAGTACATAAGATAAAGGCTGATTAATGCTACGATGCTTAGCATAATTAGCAGCTTCTTTTTGCGCTTCATCCCAGAACTCCTTTAGATTTAACTTCTTAGTATTCTTTAACTCAAAGATAAAAGTCTCACCGGCAACTATAACTACTAGATCACCCTCATCTTCTGACCCTGATAGACGTAGCCTCTCAGCTACTAGACCCATCTTCCTAAACCACTTCATTACATCAGTCTCAAATTTTGCGCCTTTAGTCTTATTGTATTTTGGAGTCACTATAAATAGCATCCCTTCTATACATTCTACCCATTGCATCTGAATCACTGATCTGACACACCTCATAGTTAACAAATAAACCAACGTGGTCAGAGCCATCTGCAGTATGCGGTCCAAACCTATTCTTAACTGCAGCTATCTTTAATACTTTATTGTATGGATCAAAGCCAAGCGTAAGTATTAGTGCCGGTAATTGAGATACCTTACCGTGAATTGCTCTACGAGCAGGTGGTTCAGTGGTCTTGCCATACTCACTCTGTTCGCTGACGTGGTGCAATACCATCACACAAGCCTCAGTCTTACGAGCCATATCGTGGAACTCCACCATAATAGATCTAAGTCCTGCCCACTCATTATCAGATTCTGCTGCCACATTCATTAGGTTATCTATTACAACCAGCTCTGGTGGAACTCCAAACAATTCAACATAGGCTTTTATCTCTAACTCAATATCATCTAATGATGGTGATGAATCAAAGACAAACTGTATGCTATCTAAATTACCTAGATGCTTATCGTAGTAATGACGGTTACTAGTTAAGTTATTCTCCACCATAATCTGGCTGTGTCCTGATAAGTGGGCTGCTGCCCTCATCATTACCGTTGCAGTATCTGTATCTGCCGAGAAGAATAAAGTAGGAACCTTTGCTTTGATTATATAGATAAGAGCAAACATACTCTTACCAACATTGGGCGCAGCAGCAATCATACATACCTGACCTCTACGAAACTTAATCTGTTTTTTAGATAGAGCTTCCCATACGTCAGGTAGTGGTGTTGCATTAGTGGTTGACCCACGCCACGCCCTGTTTAAATTAAGCAACGTCTTCCTTCTTTAAAGTTATACCTCTAGTAGATCTAATACGTTTTCTTTCATCAACATTTAATCCACCCCAGATACCGAAATATTCTTGGGTAATACCCCACTCGGCACACTCTGCTAAATGGGGACATCTATTACAAATGCTTACTGCAGATCTAGTATGAACCCGATGGCTTGGATCTTCTATATCGGGGAAATATATTTCCATTCCAACCTCTGCACATAACGGGTTCTCAAATTCCCAAGGAACCCGCATAAATTATTTCTTAAATTTTGATACAGAGTCTGGATAAATCGGATCAACCTTTACATAGCCAGGACCCATACGTACAGGCTTTGGTCCTGCTGCTGGATCACACCAAGCCCAATATGGAGAGCCATCTTTTCTAACACCAGCCTTATGTATCATCTTTCCATTAACACAATCAGGTGCATCAGCTCTGTTGTATGTATATACAGAACCAAACTTATCTGTAAGTACATCACCATCAGTATCTGTTGCTATTGATGTAGCACCTAATGCTTTTTTAGCATAAGAAATAGCGCTTACACCATTACTAGAAGCTACATTAACTCTACCTAATGAAGCACCTACAGACTCTATAAGAGTCGCTGTATCTTGAACTGCTGCCAACAGTTCTTCTAATTCTTTAGCATTGTCGGCATAAATATTTATAAGTGAACCATCTTTACCGTAGTTAACTTGTATCTTTGTTGTTGCATTTGCAGCCATTACTTACCTCCACTATGTTTGACAGTTAATCGTACTGATTCCTGTCCCTTTTTAATTGGTACATTACCGAGAAGTTTTTTAACCTCATCGATATCTACTGACTCTCGACCAGCTATGGTGCTCCAACTAATTTGGATACCACTATTAGTCTGACCAGTAAATCCTTCTAACGAACTCTTTAATGACTCCTTCTCATTAGTAAGTTCTTTTATCTTTGCATCTAATTGTAGATATTTCAAAGCGGATGTGTCAACCTCTGGGTTGTCTATAAATACTTCACCCTCTTTGATAAGTTCTTTTTTTATACCAGTACATCCAATCTTGCCCGACTCATCAAAGTACTTGCAATAGAATCTGCAGTAACTTTGATCGCGCTCTGGCTCTGGTGCAATTGCGCTCTCTTTGATAGCTGATAACCAGTTCAAAGCATCTTGTGCTAGTGCTGGATCATATGGTTCTGAATGAACTTTAACATCTCGCTCATCACCATCACGGGCGATGGCTACTAGATTAACAGTCTTGGGCTTCCCTTTCCCAGACTTTTCAAGCAAGTAGCCATACACCTGTACTTGCCAACGCTGTTGTAGCGAAGGAAAGTAGGATAGATTTTTTACCTTAACGGTTTTCCAATCTATCACATCTCCGGTCTCTGGTATATATAAATCTATATGAGCTTTCATTCCTTCAAACTCAGCCTCTGTCTCAACCAAATACTTCTCACCCTTTGGGTCAAGTGCTGATATAGCCTTCTCAATCTCAGCGTGAATAGCAGTACCCATAATGGCAGCCAACTTTAATTCATTATCATTAGTTGCATCTCGCCCATTGAGACGATACCAAACTTTTCTACGACAGCCACCTAACTCTGATGGACCTACCTGGGTTTGCTTTGATCTAGATCTACCAGCATCTTTAGCTCGTAGAACATCAATCAATAACTGCTTTGGATCGCTCACTCTAATCCCCACTTAATAAAACATTCTAGAATAAATTTATACATCTCTAAGTCTAATAGATGAAACTGTAGTTGCCAATATATTTCTATCATAAACCTTCCTTACTTAGTAAATTGTGTCTTGATACTAGGTGTGCCACCACACCATACGTTGTACTGTATAGCAATATTGATTGCTTTCTTTGCAGCACTCGCTGCTTTAGCGTGTGTTTTGGTTTCACTCTCTAGTGCTACTAGCGCACCCAGAGCTATACCACCACCTGAACCTATGCCGTAGAAGTTTCTATCATCTCTCATATACCCATAGTCATCACTGACCTGATATATCTTTCCATTAAAACAAAGTAGTGCATCCCAACCTGAGTCATCATCACTTTTATTCTTAGGTGCAGGATCATAACCTGCAT